CGAAGTCCGTGGTGCTGATGGCCCGAGCTAGGTCCGGGCGGCCCTTGCCGACCGCGCCCAGCGAACGGGGGACATCGTAGCCCCACGCCATCCCGGCCAACGTGACCTTCGCCCAGTCCGTAAAGGCATGGGCCATCGCGGCGACGACGGGGCTGAAGACGCGCTCCAACTGCTCGCGGGTGGCGATAATCGCCCGGCCCGACTCGCCAGTCGCCTGTCCCCGGCTGACTTGGTTCCACCCCGAGGCGTTCTCAAACGCCTGCCGTTCCAGCGCCAGCGCCTCTTTCACGTCGGCGCCCACGGAGAACCCGTTGACCGGCTGGATGGAGTCGGACATGCTGCCCGCGCCACGGACTTCGATCATGGAGGTGACGCCGCCCATGAACGTCTCGGTGGCGATCGCGTTGGGGCGGGTCAGGAACCGGCCCCCGGCGTTGACGCGGATGTTCTCCACCCACTTGGAGAGCAGCGCATTGACGCGCATTTGATGGTCGATCCACTGCTCCATCACCGGGCGGGGGAAATAGGACGGATCGCTACTACCGTCCCGAACCGGGACCACCGGGATCACACCCCAGAGCAGTGGGGCTGGGCCAAACACGACCTCGTCCCCGACCACCACCATCTGGAGCCCCTCAGGGAGGACATCCGGGTGGGGCGCCAAGTAGACGGTGAAGCGCTCGGTGACTTCCTCGTCCCGAAGCCGCTGCCCCTCGCCAATCGTCGTCTGCGTCAACACCCACGCGCCCATGCCTTCTGAGCCGCTGTAGGTGGGCGTATTGCCCGTATTGAGGCTGGAGGCGCTGGCATCCAAACCCGCAATCCCGTACCGGAACGCCGCCTCCTGCCGGGCAATGACTTCCCGAATGACCACCCAGCGGGGCGCTTGGGTCGCGGTCGCGTTGGGCGACACGCGGACCTGTTCCACGCGGAGGGTCTGACAGCCGATGTCGCCCAGCGGCTTCCGCTGCCCCGGACGCTCCCCCAGCCGCTCATCCCACGGGCCTTTGTCAGGATCCCAGTGTAGATGCCAGAAGCTGACCCCGTCCGTCTGCGCCCAGAAGCCGGCTTCGCGGGCGACGCGGATCATGTTCTGCTGCTCGTACTGGTATTCCAGCGCGAGCTGCTGGGCCTGCGCCTTGCGCTTGTCTTCCGGGTCTTGCGTGGTCGGGGTGACCGCAAACCCCGGCTTCTGGTCCATCATGATCTGGAGGCGCTGGTCGAGCGCCTTGTCCATCATGTTGTAGACCACCCGCGCCGCATCCCGAGGACGGGACGGCTCACGCCACGGCCCCAGTCCCTGCGCCGAAATCCACTGCTGGCCGGCGCGGAAGAGGCGGTTCCGCTCGGCCAAGTGGAGGTGCATCTGGACGGATTCCCGGCGGGAGTCCCACAGGCTCCGGCACCACGCCGCCCACGCCGGCATATCCTCCCGTAGCGCCTCATCGGCCAGCGGGAAGTCATAGCCGTAGAGCGCCTTGGCCAGCGCGGCCTCCCGCTCGGCCATCGGCTGGCCGTTCTCTTCGGGCGGGTTGGGCGCCATCTGCTCATTCGGGGACATCGGGTTGTTAGACAGGCCCGCCATGATCCGGGCCATCTCGTCCTCCAACACCGCGCCCTGAAAGGCCGGATCGGCCATCGGGTCCGCTTCAGGCGGGAGCATCGGGGGCATCGTCATGCGTCATCTCTCCGGCCAAGGCCCATCGCCATGCGGACTTTATTCCAGTCCCGATACTGTTCGTACTTCTCGCGGATGACGCGGGTCAGCTCTTCCTGCGCCCAGACTTCGTTCTCCTGCAGCGCCACCGCGATCAGATCCTCCGGGATCTCCACGGCTGCCGGAACGCCGGGCATCGACGGCATCGGCTCCGGGCGGCGAGTCTTCACTTCGCTCACCTGCTCCCACGCCGATGCCAGCCGGTGGACCGCAAAGAGCAGCGATCCACTGACAATCAGGGCGACCAGCAGCGCGTCGGTCATGGTCAGACGAAGATCGTGAAGCCGCGCAGCACGACGGTGGACCGGGTCACCCCGCCGACCGCCGGGCAGGTGATCGCCGCCGCCACGTTCTCCCCACACCGGATCGGGGCGCTGAAGTTGACCGCAATCGGGGCAAACGCGGCGGCGGGCAGTTCGACCCGCTCCACCGTGGTGGCGCCGTTGGTGATCGTCACACTGACGGCAGCGGCTGGCGCCGCGCCAGCCGAGACGCTGTAGCCGGTGATGAAGTGGATCTGGCCACTGACGGCGGCTTTGGTCGCTGTCGCGGCCACGTTGGTGTTCTGGGTCGCCACTTCCGACCACTGGGTAAAGTTGCGTCCTGCGGTATCCGCCATAACGTCCTCAGTCGGTTTGGTTCCGGCGGAGCCGGGTGGTCAGGTCATCTCCCGGAGCGGGAGGAATCAACGACGTACTGGTACTCCCGGCCTGCGTCAACGTGCCCGTCACCGTCTTTGACACGCGCACCGCGCCACTCAAACTGGCGTTTTGGGTCAACGTCCCCGCCAGCGCTTGGGTCGCTCGCACGGACGACGCCGTCGTCCCGCTCATCGTCAGCGTCCCAGTCACGGTTCTGGCAAATCGGCTGAGTCTGGTGATCGCACCAGCTGCTGTCAGCGTCCCGGCCAGCGCCCTCGTATTTCGGCTGGTCCCAGCCAATGCGCTGTTTGCTGTCAACGTCCCGATCACCGCTCGCGCATTCCGGCTGGTCCCGGCCAGTGCGCCGGCGTTGGTCAGCGTCCCCGTCAGCGCCTTGGCCGTTCGCGCCGTCCCGGCCAGACTCCCCTGCAACTCCAACGTCCCACCGACCGCTTGCTGAATCGGGCCGGTGCCCGGTGTCGGGAAAAGCAGCAGGAGCGACATGGCTTATTCGACCGTGAAAACCAGCACGACGTTGACGTTGCCGACGCTGCTGTTCGTGGTCTGATCCAGCTTGAGCCCCTCGTTGGCGCGGATCTTGAGCCCCTTCATCGCCGCCAACTCTTGCGTCTGCGGGATGTGATTGAGGCTGCTGGCCATCGCGGCATACGGGAACGTCTCTTCCGACGCGCCGTTCAAAAACAGCGTCACGGTCGTCCCGGTCGCGCCGGCGGTTGGCTTGAGTCGGCAGGTGACCTGTGCCGGCAGTGCGGTCGAATCCAAGTCAAACGCCTGTGGGGTCAGCGTGGTCCCACCAGTTCCGACTGCCGTCGTGCGGATGACTTCATATGTCTGCCCCACGCCGGTCACGGCGGTAAGCGCCGGGATGACATAGCAGCCCACCACGCGCAACACCACGCCCGATCCGGTCGCGTTGAACAGGTCGATCAGCGTGGTGCGGGCCGCCGCCACATGCGCCGTGTTGCCGGTGCTAACGACCCACGTCGCCTTCGTCCCTTGCAGGTGCCCGACTGAATCGGCGGTGACGACAGCCTGATACTCCTTCGTGCTCACCAACTGAGTGGCGATAGACGCCCCAGATCCGGGCGTGACCGCAACGGAGTCGTTCGACAGCGCCATTACGTCCCCGTACTCACGGTCAACGTGTAGGTGAACTCAATCTGCGACCCGTTCACCACCGGAATGGCGGTAAACACCGACCGATCCAGCAACACGCCGCTCGTCGAGGCCGAGAAGATCCCGTGTTCCGTGATATTCTGCGAGGTCGTGTAGGTAATCGTGGCCACCGTCCGGTATTGCGTCGCCGCCGGCTCGCTTTGCGTCCCGGTTGCTCGGGCCGGACCTGCCGGCGTCTGCAATCCGGTGTCCCCGGCGCTTTCGGCGTTGGTCCCGGTGCCGGAATCGTGGAAGTTCATCGTTTCCAGCTCGGTCAGGTTCTGGAACGCATCCACAATGAACCCGGCTCCCACGGTCGTGATGACCCGGCGGGATGCCACCCCGAGATCCGTCCAGTCGCCGTCCGGATTCCGGACTCGCGCCCGGAGTTCGGCGTTGAGCCCGATCTTGGCCAGCCGTTTGGCTTCTTCCTGCCACCCGCGCAGCCGGTGCGGGACGTTTTGGAGCTGCCACAGCCGCCGGTTCATAGCGCCCCCCAGCATTTCTCCGCCTTGGCCACCACCTTGGCGACCGCATCGGCGGTGGTTGCGCCCGTCGCGGACAAGGTCGCGTCCGGGCGGATCAAGGTGATCTGCACTTCTTGGTGATCGGTCGTGATTTCCCGCAGATACGACGCGCCGTAGGTCGCGCACACCACATCCAGTGGGTGCTGCGGCTCCATCGTCGGCATCTCTGGCGCGTTTTCCCCCGGCGCCCACCACGTCTTGAGCCAGTTCAGCATCAGTCGCAGTCCCATGCCCGCAGGCTCTTGTTGATGCGCGAGTTGGGGTCGTTCGCCGTCTTCGCGCTGGTCAGTTTCGCTTTCATCCCCTTCATGCGCCGACAAAACGCAATGCGGCGCTTGGCGCTCGTCTCGGAGCGGGCCGCTTCCGCCTTCTTCACCGGCGGTTTGATGTCCCGCCCTTCGGCACGGAGCGAGGCGCGGCCTTTGGCGTTCAGGCCGCCCTCGGGATTCTTCCCTTCCGCTCGCTGCCACGCCGGTGTCTTCGGCACTAGTCCTCCTCGTCCTCCATCTCGTCCTCCTCCTCCATGTTCGACTCGTCCTCGTACTCCGAGTCGTTCATGCCGTCCTTGAGGAGGGCGAGTTCGGCCTTCAGATAGCCGATCTTCTCTTCCAGCGCGGCGATCTTCTCCGCCTTGGACATGCCTTCGCCCTTGGACGCATCCAGCTCCTCCTTCATGGAGGGCGATTCGTCCTTCCTCTCGCCTTTCATGGCGCCTTTCGGCGGACCCATGGCGATCATGATGGCCACGCCCGGTGGCCCTTTGCGCCGGGCCATCATGCGCCGCTTGCCGGTCTTGGCGATCACCGCTTCCATCCCTCGCTTCTTGCTGGCCATCACCAGCCTCCCGGCAGTTGCGCCGCAAAGTCGCCCGCGATCACCCTCCGGCGGTTATCCACAGCCTCGCCAGAGTTATCCACATCCAAGTTTGGGTCATCGCCGACAAAACGCAAGCCCGGGGGCGCTTCCGGCACCACCCCCTGCACCCGGTCCCACCCGTACAGGGCCAGCGCCAAAGCCATGACGCCGTCATCATGGAACCCGGAGGGGGCCTCATAGCGCACGCCGGTGGCGGTGTACATAAACTCAAAGGATTCCAGCTCGCCGATCAGCCACCCGTCCGGAATCGTCAGTTCGGACCCCTGAAACGCCGCTACCAACCGCTGCATCAGGCGCAGTTTGGATGGCTGGGTGAAGATATGAGGGGTCACATCCACCCCCATGCCCTGCAGATCGGACACAATGGCATCTCCGACGCCGGTGGCATCGGCCACGATGGGCGTTTGACCGACGATACCGCGGATTTTCTGCTTGGTTTCGGCCCATGACGCCTGCCATCGGTCCACAAACGCCACTTTTCTATACGCATCCAGCCCAATCACGACGGTAAAGTCCATCGACCGCGCCAGATCGACGCCGTAGACGACCGGC